CGTCTTTTGCAGTTGGCTCTTGATCAAAATCGCCATCGTCTGTACTTGCAGTAGTCCAGTCGTCTTGATCTTCCTCGTCTCCAAACATCTCTTCATCATCGCCAACTGGCATAGTTAAACCAGTATTGTCTTCTTCTCTCATTTGAGATTGACCTGTTAATTTGTTCTCGCTTAGGAACTTTTGAATATTAAATACCATATTACTATTTAGTTATAAATAGTTTAGTAAGCAGAATCAAAGCCCATTGCATTCTCTACAGGCATTGGCTTATTTTGAGATAATAAGCTCTTCCATTGGATTTTAGTATATTTAATACCGAATAGGTAATATTCTGGTGATTTATTTTCAGAAGCTGCGTAAGTAATAGCAGGACCTTCAGTGCTATGCATCTTATTAGGTTCGCCTGTGGTCTCTAAATATGATAATTCCTTACCACATATAGTTTTCATTGTCTTTATAATACTCTTTGTTCTCATATTGTTTATTTATGTAGAATATAATAAAAATATTTCGTATTTCCAACAAAAAACCCAGCTTTTAGTGCTGGGTCTTGTAATACTCTATACTTTTTTAAGATTCTGTCTCTTCTGCTGCTTCTTCTGCTGGAGCCGATTCATCACTAGCTTCTTCTGGCTCTTCACCTTCGCTAGCTGTCTGCTCTTCTCCCTCTGCTCCCTGTGTTTTTACTGGATTTCCCATAGAAAGTAATCTTGCTATAGCATTTACTGCTCTCTCTCTTTCTCCTATTGTCTGTAAGTAAAATTTCTTACCTGCTATAGTTGCTTCGTATACCTTACCTAAGAAGGTTAAAGTGAAAAACTGACCATTATGCAATACAATCTTGAAAGTAGTCGGTTTAGGAGCTAAAATATAAATCCCTGTAATGTAGTCTTTGTAAGCTGGAGTCATTAACATCTCTAAAGTTGCCTTTAAAGTAGGGTATTTCATTAATAAGAAGTTAATTGGATCATCTTCAAACGACTGTACGCTTGGTTCCATTCTCTCTACTTCCTTCAAAATAAGTCTTCTTATTATTTCTTTACTTGTTGCCATATTATGCTAATAATGTATGAAATTCTTTAAAATGTTTAATACGATCGGCTAAACCGATTGTACCGCCGTTTACTCTCTTAGTTACTTTAGTTACAGCTGCATCAGTAGCGCCTTCGTCAGCGATTTTATGTAAGCCATTCTTATGAAAAAACCATGCAGCTGATGCTAAAGGATACTTTGTAGCAACCAAATCTGGATTAGCTATGCAATCTTCGTTAATAGCAGCACTAAATGCTTTGTAATTATCGTGTCCTGTTAATTGAATAAATCCTCTTCCGTGAAACTTCCAACCGTCGCCTGATGCTTTATCACCGTTTCCCATTCTACTAGCGTAAACTATATTAGCAATTTTTTCTGGCTTGCGTTCGTATAGTGCAGCTGATTCGGCGTTAAAGTATTTAGGGAATATACCTAGCAACCCTTTTGCACCATAGTTTAAATTCTCTTTTACTAGTTTAAATCCGCCTGATTCATGACCACACTGTGCTAAAAAGTGTGCTAAGCGTAGTGGAGTATTAATTTCAAATTTAGCTTGGATACCAGGAATCTGGCTAATACGCTATCTGGAACGTGTCCTTTTAATTTGTCTAAGTTCATGTTTTGTTGGTTTTATCTTTTGACATTTTTCCACATTGCTGCTGCTGCGATCTTTTTTCCTTTTTCACCGCCGCCTGCTGCTTGTGCTACCTTTTCAAAACCCTTTCCTTTTTTACCGATATCTTTGCCTTCTTTAGCTTTCTTTACTACGTCAGATTTTTTTTCTTTACTTAAGCCTGCTGAAGGTTTCTTAGCTTCCATCATATTGAACCCTGGTCCTGGCTGTTGCATTTCTTGAGATTGACCTGCCATAAAATCAGCGACTGAACTTAAATAATCAGAAGCAAGTGTAATATAAGAAGAAACCCATCCTGGTAAATTATCTGCCTGACCGATCATACTTTCAATCTTAGAAGCATTTGAAATAGCGCTCTTCAATTCACCGTGAGCCATTGAAGCTTCATGGTCTTCTCCGTGATTCCAATCACGTCCACAGTCTTCACATTCTGGTAATAAATCTTTTAACTTAATCATTTTAACAATGGTAATTTAGATATCTTTGTAATGCTTTTGCATAATGCGTACCTTTATTTTTTAGCTTACTTTTTGCAGATCTTACTCGACTACATGAAAGTTTACCTAATCTATTCTTTAAGATGCCAGGTTTAACTGGATCATCAATTCCTTCTTTAATCTCTGTTACTATGTCAATCAACCTTACCACGCTCTACATGACCAGTAGTTAGCTTTTGTCCTTGGTCCTGGGTTTTCACAGTGATGTCTTGCTCTATAACTCTTCCTGCGTGCAGGAATTGATTTCTTTATTCTCATGTTAGGATCGCCAAAATTAACTTTTATTACGTTTCCTTTAGCATTCTTAACATACACTGATCTCTTCTTTGGTCCGCCTGGAGTTAGGAAAGGCTTACCTAGACTAACTTTTCTACCTCTATATTCTGCTTCGTTTAGCTTACTGTAATTTTCCATTATATACTCCGCTAAACATTGAGGACAATATTCATTTACCTCGTCTACTTCATTTAGCTTGTTTCCTGCAGCGACAGCTTTCTTATAAGCTTCTGACCCTCTGCGTGCTGGAGCTTCGCCGCGAGCTCTTTTAGCATTGATATTAGCCCAAAGTCCTTTACTATTCTCTACATGGTCTGCCCTTACTTGATGAAACTCTATAGGTCCGTCATCATCTAGAGTATGCATTTCATTAGTTCTTCTATTACAGTGGTTTTTACCTGTTGAAAAAGGTTTAGGGCACGATGTGCCTTTTGCGTGAACATGACCGCATTTGCCACAGCAAGTACCTTTTACCTCTTCCATTACTTCAGATTTATAAGTTTGTACTTAGTAGTTTGAATCAACTTAACAACCGTATCTACCTCATTTTGAATGTAAGAGTCTTGTGGAATCTTAGTTCTAATAGTTTCTACGTACATTGCTAGAGCTTCAAAGTAATTTACAAATTGACCATCTTCTTTAAAGGTAGCAGGTGAGGTATACCCTCTTTGAATACCGTATTTACCTTGGAAACTCTCAACTAATCCATCGGCTAAATCAACGATTTCGTCGTAATAAACTCCTAATGCTCTATGTGCAGCATCTGAGCCTATTCCTTGAACTTGCCAGTGAAAAATATGAGCTTGTTGTCTAGAAGCTAATAGAGTCGATATAAATTGTACAAATTCTTCCATTATTTTTCTTTGATTTCGGGCACTTCTTTCTTAGTTGCCTTAATAGCTTTATGCTTATCGCGTAACCCTTTAATCATATTCATCTTCTTTTCAGCAAGTCCGTGATGTCCTTCTGATAACTCAGGTGCATCTGTTGCTTCTTTCATGTGAACATTGATTTCTTTCTGTAATCTCGCTATATGTCTCTCGATTTCATTCATTACGTGCTGCTTCTTCTTCTCTATCTTAGCAAGATGCTTATGAAGATCAGCTGTAGCAGCTTCAGCTACTAAATTAGCTTCTTCTCCATCACCGTATACACCGTGAACGGCCATTGGATCGAATTGACCCATACCAAAGCAGTGTGTTTCTTGTACTAAATCTTCGTAAGAGGTGCCTGGTGTTGGCTTTAATACTACAAATACTTTACCCACCTTATCATCGCATCCTGGGTGATCCCAAGAAGGTTCTTGTTGTACCATTGGTAGGTCCATTGTAGGTGCTTGAGGCGCCATTGGATTGTTTTGAGGCATCATATTCTCTTTAATGCTACTCTTAGTCTTTACTTTCTTCTGAATTTGTGACATCTATTTGTATATTTTCTCCATTATAAATATCGCGCTCTTTTAGTTTAGCGATCTCTTCTTTTACTTGCTTATAGATAGCGGTTTTATCACCTCCTCCCCATTTTTCTACTTCTCCAGCTTCAGATACAAAACTATCTTTCTCTGTAACCCATTGCTCTAGAGCTTGTTCTAAATCATTGAGTTCTGCATTTTTATTTAAATTCATTATGTTCCTAGAATATTCCTCCCACTTACCTTGACGTTTAATTTCAGATTCCATCTTAATTACGCAGTCAAAACACTTCTGATGAATAGCCCACATCTTCTTATTGTACAGATCGACTTTCATCATTTTACCGCAATTTGGACAAGAAATAGGTAAGACTACTAATCTCTTAATTTCGTCGAGTTTGGTTATAGATTGCTTAATGCCTTTCTTAATAGTCCATTTCTTACCATTCTCTTCCCAAACGTCTCCTTCCCTATGTACTTCTTGATTTCTTTCCCAACCTGTTTGAATTTGAGTTCTATCACCAGTTTGACCTGTAATAATATTTCTCATCCTCTGAACGTCTCGAGGATTAAATTCTTTTTTTAAATGATCACTCATAACAATTTTTATTTTTTTACTATCCTATATGAATCTCCGACAGTCATTAATCTATAATTAGAAGGCAGGTTCTTTCTTAAATACGCACCGTATAAGTTAAAACGTCTTTGATCGCCTCCTTTATTAGCTTCTTTAGTCTTAATCGGTCTAAATATAACAATTTCGGGATCTTTTCTTTTGATAAAGTCTTTTGCAATTTCTACAACAGTAGATAGAACTCTTAATGGAACTCCCTCATTAGTGTCTAAACTAATATCTGGGTCACCATCCTTTGAGGTAGTATTAAACGATAAGTCGTACATACCGTCTTCTAAATCAGCAATACCTACACTGTAAGTGCTATTCTCTGTATCAAAAGAATAAAAGGAATTACCATCACCGTCTTCATCGTCAAATTTCCAAGAGTATGTTCTTGTTCCTTCCCCAATTTCTTTCAGTATATCTACTAACTTTATCATTTTTTAAGCATTGCTTTAATTAAGTCTATATGTCCCTCTCCTGCTGTAGCTACTACTTTATAACCTCTACTCTCATACTGTTCTAGTTTTCTTAATAAATTCTCATCTCTTGATTCATTAAAAGCATCAGCTGCGGAAGCAACTTTAGTGTGTTTATCTCCATGGTCTTCTGGGAATGATAGTCTATACATAGTATCGTAATCCTCTGCGGTAGGTTCATATAAGTTATCTGATAAAGGTAAGCCTGCTTCTTGTGCAGATACCTTTAAAAATTTAATACCTTCAGGGCTCAAATAATCCTCTGGAGCAAAGTCTGCTACTGATTGGCCTTGTAAAATATTTTGTCCAACCATACTAGCCCAATTGGCTGCTAATATTTGATTATGAGAGAGACCTGTCTTTTGTTTCTGTATTTTATATAGAGTAGACTGATCGTTCATTACATTTAAGTCGGCTCCATCCCAGGAATCATTAACTAGATTATCAAAGTAAGAACTTAGCTCATCGTAGATCATCTCCTGTTCGCTACCTGCTGCGTACTTATTACTATCGTCGCCTCCTTCCCCCATAAATACGACTTTGTCTTCCGGTGAGAAGTGTTTTTTAACATAGTTTATAACAGCTTGAGCATCCGACTTACTATGATGCTTAACTCCAAAAATAATAGAATTGTTAATAGGTAATTGTTGAACTTCGTATAATGATTCTCTTAAATTACTTTTCTCTAATGAACCCAACTCATAAACATTTACATTTTTTTTACCGAAATCTCTCATAAGGATCCCCGCCATAGCGTTAGCATCATTCTCAATATCGGTTCCTGTATCGCCTGCTTCGTTATAAATCATATCTAACTCATTCTGTCTATGATGACATAATTCATGAGCAAGACTTCTACAAATATCTGCAAGATTTCTATTTAATGCAACTACTTTAATAGCATTAGTTTGGGGATTATACTCACCAAAAGATCTATTCTGCTCAACAAAAGACTTATCGTTAAGCAAAGAGATTTTAGGTAAAGTCTGAATATTTAATTCTGCTTTACAAAATCCTAAAAAATCCTTTAATACATTAAGCCTGTTCTGGTTCATTTCCTTTTACTTTTGTTCCGAGCATTTTAAATATTTTTGGAGCAAATCCTTTGTTATAAGCAGCTTCGGGAACGGCTTCTGCAAATTCTTCAAAGTCGCCTGATGCTAAAACGTTTCTAACGTGAGGTGCTGAGATATCGCCTGCTTTTTCATGTACAGGAATTATTTTTACTCTATTACCGAATTGCTGTTGTAAAGAATTACCGTAAGCTTCATCATCTACTTCATCGTCTCCTACTGCTACATATACTGTACTAACAGTCGGATTGTTCTTTAGGTACTTTATAATTGTTTGAATAGGAGATTCGTCTGTTGAGATCTTAACTGTAATTTTTGGATTAGGTTCCGCTTTTAAGTACATATGCCAAATCATAAGCGAATCTTCAGGTGTAATACCGTCAATAGTCTTTCTACTTATAATGACATTTACTTGTTTTATATAGTCTCTCTGAGCTAATTCAGTAGCAGCTGTATAATGTCCTTTGTGTGGAGGTTTAAATTTACCTGGGTAAAAGCAAGGACCTGCTTCATTAGCAATAGCTTCAGCAATTCTCTGTCCTATTTTTTTAGCGTCTATCATAGTACTAATAAATATCTATCCTAAGAGTAACTTAGGTTTAGCAGCCTCTATCTCTACTACAAGCTCTTTCATATATCTTATAGCTAATTCAATTCTCTCTTTAACTGCCTTAACTTCTTCTTCGTCTAGCTCTAATCTAAATATAAACATTCTGTATTCATCTTGAACTCTTGGATCAAAGCTAATAAAGTCACAGAAGGTTGCTTCAGCGCATATCATATTAGAAATACATTGGTAGTAATAGTTAGGAGCTACCTTTCTGAATTTAGCTGCTGTATTAATCATTCCATGTTTAAAGTGATTTGCAGATTTAAAAGGGCATTTTACCTCTATAATACCTCCTGTAGTAATAATACCATCGGGGGAGCCTCCGTAAAAGTCTCCTGCAGGAATGAAAGAAGCTTTATCAACCTTCAAGCCTGTCTTTTCTTCGTAATATTCTATTGCTACTGGTTCTAAATCTGTACCCCAGTTTAGTGCAGCACCTACTGCAGGTTCTGTAACACCTCCGTATAGTTCACAAACCTTTTCAAGCAGGTAAGTCTTAGCGGTTTCACTAAAATCTCCTCTACCCATTATTTTATGAATTTCTGAGCTTGTTATTTTAGCTTTTCTAATTTCAAACCAAGCTTCTGAACGTT